CTGGCGCACCAATGCAGTAATAGTCCGATTCTGCAAGACATAAATACCCCCGTAATAGGGGGTTTTTAATGGCTACTATATTAAATAGACAAGATTTCAAGGATTACTGCCTTCGTAGACTAGGCGCTCCTGTTATTGATATCAACGTAGACGATCAACAAGTAGAAGATAGAATTGATGATGCCATTCAATATTGGCAAGATTACCACTTTGATGGTACACAAAAGTTCTATTGGATTCACACAGTCACACAAGACGATATCGATAATAACTATCTGGATGCAACACAAGCAACCGATTCTCAGAACAATTCAGTACAAATCATTGGTATTTCTAGAATTTTCCCAATAACAGACTCGCAAGCCAACGTTAATATGTTCGATTTGCGTTACCAATTGCGTCTGAATGAATTGTATGACTTCACATCTGCATCCTACATCAACTACACTTTGACCCAACAACATTTGCGTTCTCTGGAATTGCAATTCACCGGTGAAGTTCCTATTCGTTGGAATCGTTCAATGCAACGTTTGTATATTGATTGGGCCTGGGGTTATGAAGAAGCGCCTGTCGGACAAGTTGTTGTTGCTGAATGTTATGGTGCATTGGATCCAAATCTATACCCAAACATGTGGAATGACCGTTGGTTGAAAGAGTATACCACTGCACTCATCAAGAGAACTTGGGGTTCCAACATGAAGAAATTCGGTGGACTTCAATTGCCAGGAGGTGTTACATTGAACGGTAAAGAAACATTCGACGAAGCATCCGAAGAAATTGCTGTTCTACATAAAGAGATGGAAAACAATTACGGTGGACCACTAGAATGGTTCATGAACTAAGATGGCAACTTCTCAGTATTTTAATCTCTATAATCCGAAATACAGCGATCAAAGACTCATTGAAGATTTGATCGTTGAATCTATCAAGATCGTTGGTTTTGATGCATTCTATATTCCGAATGAGAATAGTGTTGCTCGTGACCTACTCTATGGTGAAGACCCAACCAAGAAATTCTCTGCTGCATTTCCACTAGAAATGTATCTACAGAATGCAGATGGTTATGGTGGCGAGAAGGAATTCTTCTCCAAGTTCGGTCTAGAAATTAAGAACCGAGTTACTGTTGCACTATCCAAACGTTCTTTCACTCAAAGAATACCACAAAATCAATTCACCAGACCCCGTGAAGGTGACTTGATTTACATTCCGTTTTTGAATGGTACTGGTGAACTGTATGAAATTACATTCACCAATCAGACAGCAGATTTCTTCCAATTGGGACGTAAACTACCATACTTCTACGAATTGGAACTTGAGAAATTCAAATACTCACAAGAAGTTATTTCTACTGGTATTGCAGATATCGATATCGTTATGAACGATTCTGCATACTCATTGCAGTTAAATGTTGCACCGATCTACGCAATCTATTCACAGATCGACATACCAAACAACCCTGCTTTTGGTATTCCAGAAGGATCAAACTACTTCTACGTTACACAACAAAGTTGGGAACAAGCAGGTGTTACAACAACATCGTTTGTCAACGTTATACCAGGAACAGTTATTTCTGATCCTAAGTTCCCTACAAACACAAGTTTCACCGATGTTCTTGGACCAGAACTTGCATTGGGTTATGAAGTATATAACTTGTTCACTTCACAACCAATTGGCACAACACTAACTGCAAACTCAACTGTCACTTTGGCCATCCCACAAGTAGTAAACGACTTCATGATCAAAGAAATTGTATACCAATCACTCGACGGAACTTATGCAAACGCAATTACAACCGCGACAGTACAGAGTTTCAACCAATTGGCAAACACATTGACCGTTACAACAATTGCAGGCGAATTCAATGATACATTGCCTGTATATGGTCAATCTAGTGGTGCGAAATACAATCTTGCAACATATGATACGTTGAACCCAACAACACCAAAAGAATCATATAGTAACGATGTTATTACAGACCAATCACAAACGGTTGTTGTCACATCAGAAATTAACCCAATTGGTGGTCTATAATGGCAGATACATCTTACAACAGAATGATCCGAAAGATAACACTGGCCTTTGGTGACTTGTTCAGTGATATCACACTCGTTCGTTACAACCTAGACGATACAGAGCAATCAAGATTCTTGGTTCCAATTGACTATGCAACAAAAGAATTGTATGTCATGCGTCTGCAAGGTGACCCAAATCTAGACAAAAAGGTAATGATGACATTACCACGTATGTCTTATGAAATGAATGGTCTAAAGTATGATTCAAGTCGCAAACAAATAACAAACATCAAACAGTTTGCAAGTCAGACTGACGGTTCTGTTTCATCACAATATGTGCCAGTTCCATACGATTTTGATTTCAATTTGTATCTGTATGTGAGAAACATTGAAGACGGAAACCAGATCATTGAACACATTTTACCGTTCTTTGCACCAGATTACACAGTCAAAGTAAACATGATTCCTGAAATGGGCATCATCAAAGAAGTGCCTGTTGTTCTGAATAGTACAAACTATGAAGTTACCTATGAGGGTGACCGTGATTCAGACACAAGAATGATTATCTGGACACTCAACTTTACAGTTAAAGGTTTCGTATTTGGTGCTCAGACAACCGCAGGACTGATCAAAACATCAATCACCAACATCTACAACGACATTCTTTCTGGTCAAACAGTAATATTCGACTTGAATTCTGGTGGTACCGGCAACTATCAGATCGGTGAAAAAGTATACCAAGGTTTGACACCTTCACTTTCTTCTGCATCAGCAAGTGTTGTTTCTTGGAACTCAGCAAACAACATTCTGACAGTCAATCAATTGGATGGTAATTTTGTCTCAAATACCATTCTAACCGGTGCAACATCACATGCACAATGGTCATTCAATACCTATTCTGTGCAACCACCATTAGATGCAACAATTACGGTGACACCAAACCCACCAAATGCTAACGCATCAAATAATTATACATATACTACCACAATAACGTAATTAAACCATGAGCAATTTTGAAAAAAACATGGAAGAAATCTTTGATATTACTTCCAATGATACTGTCATGCCGGCACAATTGCCAGAAGTTACTAAGATCAAAGACGCACTTCCAGCAAAGTTAGAAGACACATTAGAAGATGACTTGGGTGAAGCATATGCACAGACCAAGGACAACCTTCAGGATTTGATCGACCAGGGTAAAGAAGCAATGCAAGAGATTCTTGAAATTGCTAAAGCAGGACAACATCCTCGTGCGTTTGAAGTGTATGGTACACTGTTAAAGAATGTTGTAGATGCAAATAAAGAGTTGTTGGCTGTACAGAAACAGATGCGAGAAATGAATAAAAAAGAAGCATCATCTGGTGGTTCAACAACAATCGACAAAGCAATTATATTCCAAGGTTCAACCTCAGAGTTGGGTAAACTCCTAAAGGGTAACAAAGAATGAGTACGGGTTTAAGTGCAAGAGATTCGTATCGTGATAATCCCTTACTGAAAAAGGCAGGGGTTCAAGTACGATTCACACAAGAACAAGTTGAAGAATACATCAAATGTTCTAACGATCCGGTTTACTTTGCAGAACGTTACATCAAGATCGTTAACGTTGATGAAGGTCTGATGCCGTTCAGAATGTGGGACTTCCAACGAGACATGATTCGCATGTTTCACCAGAATCGTTTCGTTATCACAAAATGTCCTCGTCAGGTTGGTAAGACAACCACCTCGGTTGCATATCTTCTTTGGCTGACACTATTCAACGATACACAAAACGTTGCGGTTCTGGCCAACAAGGGTTCACTTGCACGAGACATTTTGGCCAAGTATCAGTTGGCATATGAAAACTTACCAATGTGGTTGCAACAAGGTATTGTTACCTGGAACAAAGGTAACGTAGAACTTGAAAATGGTTCTAAGATCATGGCAGCATCAACATCCAGTTCCGCAGTTCGTGGTGGATCGTTTAACTGTGTATTCTTGGACGAATTTGCGTTCGTTCCAACAAACATCGCCGATGAGTTCTTTAACTCAGTTTACCCTGTTATCTCATCCGGTAAGTCAACAAAGATTATTATTGTTTCCACACCACACGGTATGAACCTGTTCTACAAATTGTGGATGGATGCAATTGCCAATAAGAACGGTTACAAACCATTCTCCATTCACTGGTCCATGGTTCCTGGTCGTGATGAGGCATGGAAAGAAGAAACGATACGCAACACTTCACAAGAACAGTTCAACCAGGAATTTGAGTGTGAGTTCTTGGGTTCTTCAAATACATTGATTTCAGGTGAAAAACTACAACGCCTGGTATACAATGAACCACAAACAATTCACGATAAAGTCAGAATCTTTGAGGCACCAAAGAAGATGGAAGACGGTGAAGTGAAGAAAGACCACTTGTATTGTATTTGTGTTGACGTTTCTGAAGGTAAGAATCTGGACTCATCTGCATTCTCGGTGTTTGACATATCTCAAATGCCATACAAACAGGTTGCATCATACCACAGTTCATCAATATCACCGGTATTGTTCCCTATGGTGATATACAATGCTGCAAGATCATACAATGATGCATACGTTCTCATTGAAATTAATAATACACCACAGATTGCAGAATCATTGCACTCTGAATTGGAGTATGAAAACCTTTGGAAAGTTCACACAGGCAACAAGAAACCACAACAATTGTCTGCTGGTTTCCAAAGAGGAACACAAATGGGTGTGAAAATGTCACCCCAAGTTAAGCGTATCGGATGTTCCAACCTGAAAATGTTGATTGAATCTGATAAACTGATAACAAACGATTTTGACACCATCTCTGAATTGACCACTTTTGTTGCAGACAAGGGCACATTCAAGGCAGAAGAAGGTGCAAATGACGACTTGGTTATGACTATGGTCATTTTTGCTTGGGCAACCACGCAGAAATACTTCAAAGAAATTGTCAATCACGACATTCGTAAACAACTGCAACTAGAAAACATGAACCAGGAAGATGATGAAACTCTACCTGCGCCGATCATCGAAGATGGTCTGAATCATGGACTAGAAGTTTGGGACGGAGATTTGTGGGATTCCTCTGTTGGAGGTGGTACCTACGACAATTTCATTCGAGATATGATGAGAAATTTGTAATTGATAAATAATCTTTATGGTATTTACTGCCAAATAACAGAATAATCTCAAGGAGAAAAAACAAATGGCTACACAATTATCTCCAGGCGTTCTTGTAACTGAAACAAATCTTTCTACAGTTGTTCCATCAGTTCTGACTACAGCCGGTGCTTTTGCAGGTGCTTTTAACTGGGGTCCTGTGAACAAAATCACTCCAGTGGACACTGAAACAACTCTAGTTAACATTTTCAATCAACCAGATAGCAACACCTATCCTTCTTTCTTTACCGCTGCCTCTTTCTTGGCTTATGGTAACAATTTGCAAGTTGTTCGTGCTGCAAATACTGGTACTTTGAATGCTGTTGCTTCAGGTTCAGCGATTCAAATCCCAAACAAAGATGCATTCCAATACAGCGGTTTGTTGCAAGCTGGCGATAGCAATAACATCGGTGCATTTGTTGCACGTTACCCAGGCGCATTGGGTAACTCATTGACTGTTTCTGTTATCGACGCCGGTGGTGTTTCTGGCACTTGGTCAAACACCACATGGAACGTTGTTGCAAACACCGCAACAGGTAACACAACAGTTTCTTTGACTGGTTACTTCAACGGTGCACCTTCAACATCATATGCAACCACTCAAAAAGGTGGCGCAAACGACCAACTACACATTGCAGTTGTTGATACTGGCGGTCTGTTCTCTGGTACTAAAGGTACAGTTCTTGAAGTATTCCCTTACTTGTCTAAGGCAATCGACAGCGTTGATCAAAATGGTCAATCAAACTACTACAAGAATGCAATTTTCAACAATTCCAAGTACATTTTTGCTGTAGATCCAGTTAACTACTCTGCAACACACACAACTTGGGGTCTTCCAGCTGCAAACACCAGTTTTGCAACATTGTCATCAACATACACATTCGGTCTAACCGGCGGTATCGATGCAACAATTCAAGACAACGACATTGTAAACGCAATGAACTTGTTTGCTGATCCAACACAAACACAAGTTAACTTGTTGATTACTGGTCCTTACACAGACTTGGCAGTTCAAACCAATGCAATTAACATTGCTTCCACTCGTAAAGACTGCGTTGCGTTCATTTCACCTCCACAATCAGCAGTTGTTAACAACGTTGGTTCAGAACAAACATCTATTATTTCTTGGATGAACACATTGTCTTCACTAGCAGGTGGTCCAGCAGGTTCTTACGCATTTGCAGACTCCGGTTGGAAATACATGTTTGACCGTTACAACAATGCATACCGTTGGGTACCATTGAACGGTGACGTTGCAGGTCTATGTGTTTACACAGACACAAACACTGCACCATGGTACTCACCAGCAGGTTACAACCGCGGCGTTATCAAGAACGTTATCAAGTTGGCATTCAACCCAACACAATCTGCTCGTGATGCATTGTATCAAGTTGCAGTTAACCCAGTTGTATCATTCCCTGGTCAAGGAACTGTATTGTTCGGCGACAAGACAATGCAAACTCAACCATCTGCATTTGATCGTATCAACGTTCGTCGTTTGTTCATCGTTTTGGAACAAGCGATTGCTAAGGCTGCACAATACTCATTGTTTGAATTCAACGATGCATTCACACAATCACAATTTGTTGCTTTAGTAACTCCGTTCTTGCGTCAAGTTCAAGGTCAACGTGGTATTACTGCGTTCCAAGTTGTTTGTGACGGCACAAATAATACTCCACAAGTTGTAGATAACAACCAATTCGTTGGTAGCATTTACATCCAACCTGCGCGTTCTATCAACTTTATCCAGTTGAATTTTGTGGCAGTTGGTACTGGTGTGTCATTCAGCACAGTAACCACCACAACAGCCTAATAAATAGAACATATAGGAGATAAAAATGGCTTTTCAAATTAGCGATTTCACAGGAGCGTTAAAATACGATGGCGCTCGCCCAAATCTGTTCCAAGTGAACATGACTTTGCCGTTTGTTTCTGATGTTCGTAAACTTTCATTCATGGCCAAGGCAGCACAACTGCCTGGTTCATCCATCGGTACAGTTCCTCTGTACTACTTTGGTCGTGAAATGAAGTTTGCTGGCAATAGAACATTCGCTGACTGGCAATTGACAATCATCAACGACGAAGATTTCATGATCCGTAATGCTATTGAGCAATGGATGAATGCAATCAATGGAAACGAATCTAACATCCGTACTGCTGTTCCAACATTGAACAGTACCGCTGGTGTTCCATACACAGTTGACGCACAAGTTAACCAGTATGGCAAGGCAGGACCGGTTTCATCTGATGGTTCTACAGGCGCAATCAAGTCTTACAACTTTGTTGGTATGTTCCCAGTTGACTTGTCTCCAATTGAATTGGACTGGCAATCAAATGATACAATCGAAGAATTCACTGTAACCTTCGCATACCAATACTGGACTTCCAACACTACAACCTAATCCGTAGTGTAATATATAAGAGAGGGTTTCGGCCCTCTCATTATGAACTATTTGAAACGGACTAAAAGCACATGGCAAATAAATTTTCACTTTTTGGTTTTACAATCTCTCGTGGGGAAGAAGAAAACCAACAAGTCACTCAGCAGTCATTCAGTCCTCCGTCCAACGATGACGGAGCGCTAACCATTACATCTGCCGCTTACTATGGCACATATGTTGACTTGGACGGCACTGCAAAAAATGAAGTAGAACTTATTTCCCGTTATCGTGAAATGGCAATGCAGCCAGAAATCGAATCAGCAATCGACGATATTGTTAATGAAGCTATTTGTCAAGACGATGATGGCAAGATCATACAAATTGTTCTGGATGATCTAAAACAACCAGACAAAATCAAAAAAGCAATCAAAGAAGAATTCAATACTATCATGCGCCTGTTGAACTATACCAACATGGCACAGGATATCTTCCGTAGATACTACATCGACGGAAAACTTTATTACCACGTTATTATTGACCGCGAGAACCCAACACAGGGCATCAAAGAACTGCGTTACGTTGACCCACGTAAGATGCGTAAAATCCGCGAAATCAAGAAACAAAAAGACGAACGCACTGGCGTTGAAGTGATGAAGGTGGTGAATGAATACTATATTTTCAATGACAAGGTTTCTACAGGATCATCCACAAACTACGGTCCAGTTGGAACTCGTATTACTACTGATTCTGTTATCTCTGTCGTTTCAGGACTAATGGATTCACGTAGAGCGGTTGTGTTATCGTATCTACATAAAGCTATTAAGCCGCTAAACCAGCTGCGAATGATTGAAGATGCAACTGTTATCTATCGTATCTCACGCGCACCTGAACGCCGCATTTTCTACATTGACGTTGGTAACCTACCAAAATTGAAGGCAGAACAATATCTGCGTGACATTATGGTCAAGTACAAGAACAAATTGGTTTACGATGCAAACACAGGTGAAGTCCGTGATGATCGTAAGTTCCTATCCATGATGGAAGACTTCTGGTTGCCTCGCCGTGAAGGTGGTAAAGGTACAGAGATTACTACATTACCCGGCGGACAGAACCTAGGTGAGTTGGAAGACGTTAAATACTTTGAGAAGAAGTTGTATAAGTCTTTGAACGTTCCAATCTCCAGGTTGGATCCAAACAGTTCTGGTTTCTCCCTAGGACGTGTTGGTGAAATCACTCGTGATGAATTGAAGTTTGCCAAGTTCGTTGGTCGTATGCGTAGCAAATTCTCTGATCTGTTTGATCAGTGTCTACGTGTTCAATGTGTACTGAAAGGTATCTGTACCGACGACGAATGGAAAGAATTCAAAGAACACATTCACTACAACTTTATTAAAGACAACAACTTCACAGAACTCAAAGAAGCTGAGTTGATGAAGGAACGATTGTCTCTGTTGGGTGAAGTTGACCCATACACAGGTCGTTATTTCTCACAAGCATGGATTCAACGTAATGTGTTGCGCCTGAATGATGATGAAATCAAAGTTATGCAGTCTGAAATCGAAGAAGAAAAGGCAGCAGGACTTGGTCTACCAGTTCAAGTTACAAATGATGTGGCACAACAACAAATGTTGAGTCAAGTTCAAATGGATCAGAACGAACACCAGAATGACCTAGATATGAAGTTGGACCAAAGTAAGGAAAAGAATCCTGCAAATGAGTCCGTTGTTACCTTGGATAACATTAAGAAAATACTAAACAGTTAAGGAGTAAGAAATGGACACACGTAAACTAATTGACTATGCTGCACAAGATGACGCAGTTAATTTCAGATCAGACCTATACGCAGAAATTCATGATCGCGTAATGGCACATATCGAGACCAAGAAACAAGAGATCGCTAAGGACTTATTGAACACTGAAGAAACATCACCTGAAGAAGGTAAGAAACACATTTCTTCAGGTAAAATGAAAAAAGAAGAAGAAAAGTGGCACTTGAAAAAAGAAGAAGTTGAATCTTTGTATGAAGACCCTGGTCTAGCAGGAGCAGTTGCAGGTGGAATTGCTGCTACCGGTCTTGTTGCGGCAAAGAGTGCCGTAGATAAAGCCAAAGACTTATATCGTAATAAACGTTACGGTAAGGCCGGCATGTCAGCACATGAAAGAATGTGGTCGTACAAAGATAGAAAAGATGATCACCAAGACGCAATTGATAAACACAAGAAGACACTTAGCACTTCAAAAAATCCAGAAGAATTGAGCCATGCCAAATCCGAAATTGATAAACACCAAAAAGCAATGAAGAGCATGTCACGATTGA